GGCAGCGGAGTTGCACTGCCAGGATCGCCCGGGGAATGTTATTCCCAGGGAGTCTCTGAAACTCCGCCAGCAACTTATTAGTTGCCATAACCCAGCCTATGAGGCCGGGACCCAACGGCGTTGTAATACAACTGCGCCGTGCAGTGCAGATCGCTCTAAGTGCTCCTTATCAATAGCCATGGATGTTTGTAAAACACCCTTGGCCTGAGTTAAGAGCCGATTAAGAAGATCTGATGATACGCTAGCCTCCGAGTTATCTCGGCGGCTAGAGCTCAAAAAGAACTTCTGCAGAGCGCCGTATCCTTCCAGCTCATCTGTGCGATAAACCGGCCGGGGTGTCCACGCCTTTACTTCGAAGCGTTGGAGCTTACTATTCCACCTTTCGATAGAACGGTACCCCCGAAAAGTAATACGGCCAAGCGCAGGAGATGTAGGCGATACATAAGGCAAATGCCCTATGATCTGCTCACATTTAGAAAACATGAGTTGGGCTGTCTTCCAATAACCTTTTAAATAAAAGAGGTTAGCGGTAGCAACCCAGGATACAATCTCCGACGCATGCTGCCTGTTCTTAGGACGCAATTTTCTAAGATAAACCGGTGTTACTGGTTCTCCTAGATATGCGTCTACTCCGCAGGACTCACGAAAGTTTCCAGTCGTGAAAGTCTTACTGGAGTTTACCTTGCAATTGTACTTTCGCAGGTAATCAAGAACAGTTCCCGCATTCGCCGCAGGGACGATTATATCGTCCCCGTAGACGTGGACATCGCGAGAAACACGAAATACGTTTCTCCGTGTCACCGGGAGGTCGTGCTCCTTGAGTAAGGCCATTACACATATAGTGTAAAAGTACATGGCCTCAACAGGGAAGCACAGAGCACTTCCCATTGACGCAAACTTTCTGAGGGGAGAAATAATTCTACCATCAGGAAGCTTAGCGCTCGTCGAACGACATGCATCAATCGCTTCCATTAATAATGGATTTGACTGAAACATTAACAATGCAAGATCTCGAGGAACTCGATCACTCGCATCCGAAAGATCGATCGTTGCTAATCGACCGTCGCTTGACGACATTAAAGCTAGACGCTGATTGACAGTTTGATCGCGAAAATTCACGCGACCACCTGCCATTCGCGAATTCTCAATCACCCTATAAAGGATGCTTTGAATCGCTTGTTGTGTGTATTGCATACAACAAGGCTCGATAGCTATAATGCGTGGGGATTTCAGTGTTTTCGGGACACAAACAACCCTAACGGGTGGTTCATTGTCCTGGCAAATGATCGTTACTTTCTTGAGCTCCTCCGAATCGATAGCGCCCATTGTATAGGCGGTATCAATAAGAGGAAAGTAAGGCTCAAGACGATCGTGCCAATATCGCCATACGTATTTCTGATTACCAGAAACACGTTCAGCGGTAGCGCCGGGTCCATGCCGAGGAATAAACATGCTAGGCAATATATGCCGTAACATGCCACTCCACAGCATAAAGGCAACAGATTGAAAATAATCTGTGTCCTCCTGCGTCGCAGAAAACTCATTGAAATCTTGCTCAATTTTGGCAAAACCTTCAATTGTTTTGTGCACCCTTTCAGGTGCGCATGGGACTTCGATTTTCTTGAACGCCAGACAAATCTGCCTGACGCTCTCGACGATCGTTGTCGCATCAATAGGGGTATTGTCATAAATCCTCCCAGTCTCATGGTCAAAGAGTTGACTGATCATACCTTGCAAAAATGCAGGGATTGATCCATGTTTCCTGAAACCAGCGAAACATGTTGAGTCAATATGCTTCGTCGCCAGACTTCTTTCGAAATCTGAGCAAAAACGAGGCAAGGTTATCGTCAAAAACGAGAACCCCTCTTCTTTGACCCGTGATCTAATAGTCATCAGATCACGTAAATCAGAGACATCAGCGGTGCATTTAGCACAAGCATCTATATAGATCGCTTGTACTATCTCTAGGTGATCACTTACGTTGCTTTTCAAGTCTCCTCCTAATATATATTAGAGGTAAACTTCAAGCTTCTAGTGATTGCCGTGAAGGCAGTCAAGTTTTCCATGCTCTTATCCTAAGGTTTGCTCTTATCCCGTCAGGGAATGAGACAAATCACAAAGGGAAGAGTTTAGGTCAACTCCTCTACCTTCATTGTTCGCCTCCGCGTAATAGTACCGGGGGTCCAAGCTGTTAACGACTTGCAACCTTACGGATCAAGCACGTCACAATTCAATCGAATTTGTTTCTCGGCGTCATCCAACAACCTCTGTAAGGAGGCGTCGAACGCTAACTCGGGTGTCTTATCGACCTGATTCCTGAGCTGCCTCACGGCAGTTAGGGAATCGTGGCCAAATGAGGCACTTGGTCCGAGTCCACTGTCGTCAATCTTTGGATTGACGAGGGTATCGTCTCGAAACACAGCCGCACGCATTTTAGAAGCGTGAAGCGGATCCACCTTAGGGGTAGGATCCTTCGATTTAAATTCTGTGACAACATCATCAACCAATTGGGTGATGATGGGCACAAAACGTAAGATCAAAAGAAAAGTTGTTAAACGTGAGCGGTTAGCCATTAAGACTCACCCCCCACGAGCTTAGCAACTGCAGTCGCATCTTGCCAGGCATTAAGCCCGGCAACCTGTTGTTGAACCTGTGTGGTCGTAAAACCGACTTGAGGTCGGTCGATCACATTGTAGGTAGACAATGTCTCATAATCGTTCACAGCTGTGAGCGGATCTGGGACAATTGCTATCTGGTCCAATCGAGTCATTGTCCGGACGCGTTTATTCGCCTCCTGGTGTGAAATCGTTAAGGTCCAAACACCATCTGCCCCTCGGTAGATAGTGCGACGACCATTCGTTTCAACACGTGGCATCGACTTTGCAACAGAATTGATAGTAACAGATTGGGGATCGGCAAACATAGAAGTTGACCTCCATTGAGAAATGGTCGGTTTACTGCTCTGTGCTTCAAATTCTGACCAAGAAAATGAAGAGTTGATCCAGAACAGAGATATGATCAAGAGGGCTTCCGGGTTAACCCGAGAGCTCCCAAGATCGCTATTTGGCGCAGACTTAAAGCGTCTGGCGCCAGGTCAAATCCAAATGATGAACTTGCAGGCTGGCGTTGCTTGGTTTCGACAAAACGATCCCAAGACATCACCCGCCGACCTTGGAACCACGGAACGTAGTGATAACTACGGTAGTGGGTAACCTTGGTCTGCATAACATACATGTACTTGGACGCGACTCCGTCCTGGCCAATATCGTTGATATGATCAACATGATCACCAACGTTACTGAACCAGTCCACGAGCCACGTCCATGGAGTAGCTTTGTACACGTTCGACGGGTTAATTCTCAGACCGTAAAGAGTTAAATTTCTCTGAAGGTCTGACATTGCTGAGTCATATGACGGCAATGACAAGTCGAACTCCGGACGGTAGTATTTGAAGGAACCGGATGCCCACACAATGGAAGTTTCTTCCTTGTGTACATCCCAGTGTCCTCCACCACCGAAATCCATAAAATCTGACATTTCGAACTTAATGGGTTCGCACCCAAGGCCCGAATTAGTACAGAGTTTTGTGGATTCTTCCGTAGATGCCATGGTTCGAGTCCTTCGTACCCATTGGTTATTGTCCTTAGTAATTTGGTCAATATACTTTTGGGAATTAACGAACGCGTCTTGTAGTTTGACGAGGTCGTTAACGAAGGGCACCCACCCGAATTGGTGGTTGAGAAAGTGGTCAGCGACCTTTTTAGGTTGCATTACCCAGGGATTACTTCTAGTAGTCCTTGTTGCGCCACCAAGGTCTCTCCATGTTTCATGGAAAAACTTAGAGGTGGTCTTCAACATTCTGGGTAAATCGCGTAGCTCCGAAAGGAACACGGCGAGTCCCGCTTTCTCAAGCTGAGGCCTAAGCTTAGCATAGGCCTTCGAACCCCATGGTGATAAGTTAGGGAAAACTGAAGCGTCCATGCCCGGCATCCAGCCGTAGTTGCTAAAAGCAGCTCCGTCTGGAATGTGCGAACATGTAACTGGATGCGAAAAGCCTCCAGTGATCGTACGGATTTCGTTACCGACTTCCGCACGCCAACTTCCGATTCCCTGAACTTCCCTATTGGGAAAGTAGCACTTCAAAGACAGAAACGGACCCCCACTTCGCCAAGGAGGCCCCGGATGAGTTTCATCCGAGGTCCTAACGAGGTGAACGTTCGGTGAAGAACCAGTCCCATTCCAATTTTGGGTCTCGATAACTTGACCCGTTAGTTTATCTTTTCTTTGATAAACCATTAGTTTGGGATCAGCCTTAGCGGCTTGATCTAGGTTCTTCATTCTGTTGCGTGTGCCCTTCATCAAAGCCATGAAACTACTCCTCCATTTGGATAAGATGTGAGAAAGAATGTGGCGCAAATGCGCTGCGTTCACCACACTCACACCATCACTGGTTACTCAGGAGATCGAAATAGCACACTTATTAACACCAGA